GAAATGCGCGATGCAGCATTCGCACGACCGTCTCTACCTCGGCCGCGAGAGTGCTGGCCTCGCCCAGCTTTTGCTGATCGGCGGTGTTGGCGACGAAATCCTGCACCGAAAGCTGCTTCAGCTTGTGCGATTTACCGCCCAGCTTCACGGTCACTTCGACCGCCGGCAGCAGAGCGTCGAGATCGAGAAATTGCGTCTTGGTTTCTTGGGTTGTCATGTTGTTGCGTGTCCTAAATTGAAACTGGCGCCCAGTGGGCGCCAGTCAGTATTGACTTATTCAAGAGACGATGCAAGCGATTACTGACCGCCGTAAGAAAACAGCTCGCCAGTCGTCGCGTTCGGATAACCGTTGAAGGAGACGTTGAAGATACGCTCCTTCTCGACCTGATAGGCGAACTGCATCGCGCCGGCGGTGTTGGCGAGCGGAATCACCAAATCCTGGCTGTGATCGCTGGACGGAAGAATCTGCGGATGCAGAACCAGCTCCTGCGCCAAGGCCAGCAACGAGGTGTTGACGGCGGTCGGCACGGTGACGGTGCGCGAGGTCGCGCCGACGCCGCCCGACAGAGTTGCGCCAGAGACAGTGACGCCCGTGCCGGAGACGGCGAGCGTGAAGGCGTTACCCGCCGCGACGACGTAAGCCGAATCGGGACCACCGGCCTGATCATAAGTGACGGCGACGACGCCAGCGGTGGCGACATAGCTGGCGACGTTGATCGCCGGATCATCATATGCTTCGAGCGTCGCGGCCAAATTCGCCGCCGTCGCGGCGATATTGGCGCCGATGGCGAATTGATTGGGCGCGGTGGGCAATGTCATGGCGGTGAACACGATGCCATTGACCGTGACAGTGCCGGTGCCAGTGACCGGAACGGCCGTATAGGTGATGTTGCCCGAGGCATAGGTCGCGCCGGTCTGCGACAGCACGGCGCCCGGCATGATGTTGACCAGATTTTCGATGGTCGTTTCGGCCAACGGCACCTTGGCGTCGATGTTTCGCGACAGAATAATTTCATCGACGATGGTCTTGCCGAACTGATCGACCATGATCTTGTGGGTCTCGGTCGTCACGGACACCTCGACGCCACCCTGGGTGAAACCGAGATCGACGCCGCCAAAGAAGACGCGGCACGCGCCGATTTTAATATTTCTTGTATCGGACATGGAACAGCTTCCTTCAGCGACAGATAATTCAGAACTGATCTATTCTACAGCTTGACCGTAATAAGGTCAAAGCCTATTCGGCCGAATTGACCTCAAACATCGTGGACCATTCAATCAGATTGTTCGGCAGACGCGGATAAGTCACCGGCTTGGTGCGCGGGCGACAGAAATTTATAAGCAGATTGCTGCCGTCGGCCTGAGTGAAATTCATATTACCAAAATACAGCAGCTTGCTGATGGCGTTCGAGCGCGTCTCCCCGCCGACATGCGTGCGATCCCGCACAATGATCTGAAACTGCCATTTCTCATAGCCTGGAATATAATGATTGATCGGGTTGCCTTGGAGCGGATTACGGATCATCACGCCGACCTCGCATGTCTCCGGCATGTGATCGATGAATAGGCTGGTGCCGAGGACGCCAAGCCCAGCGTTGACGATCATATCGGCTATAATGCAAAGATTCATTCTTCACCCGTTTCCACATCGATATTTGGAAGCGACGTGCCGACCTTGACGTTACCAAGCAACGACACCATACCGATCATCGCCTTTTGCAGCTTGTTTTCCTGAGCATCATAGGCGCGTGTCAGAAAGTGATCACCGATCAGACGACCGGGATTCGCTTGCATCTTTAGCCGCGTGCCCTCGCCGGGACGCATATCGTCATAATGTTCATGGATCATCACGACATAAGCGTCTACATCAACGCCATCGACTTCACCGCCGGCTACGATGGTGATGCGCAGCCGACCTCTAGTCTCGTATGAGATTTCCTTGTGAATGGATTTTTCAAGCGCGCCGGTGTCGAAAGGGGCGTTGAGCTGCGCCTCCTTGACGATCTTATCGGCCGAACGGTGCATCTGCTTACGCGCGCCATCCTTCACCTTGTCGGCGATATGGCGCAGTCCGATAGAAATCTCCTCGAAGCCGGTGATTTTGCTTCTCACGCGCATTACGGAGCAGGCCCCAATAGGAACCAGGCTTCGCACTCGCACTGATAATGATCGAGATCGCCGAGAATATCGAAGCGCTGCTGCACCGTGATAAAGCGAAAATCCTCGCCAACGACCTCGAATCGATCGCCGATGCCAACCGGGGCCGACGCCGACACTAGGATCGTCGCCAACGAATCTTCTTCGTCAGACGCCGAGTGCGAGGCGGATGCTTCGGAACGAATGGGCGTCTTCGCCAACTTCGGCTTCATACTGACGATCGAGCACGGCACATCCGTTGACGGTCCCCATATTGGCTCACCGTATAGATTGTAGCCCGTCAGCTGCATCCAGACGCCGACCTGATTTGGAATCAGCATTGACGCCTCCTTAGCTGCGAGTTGTGGTGAAGCGGGGGTCGATGTAATTCGCCAGCACCTTCAGCGTCGCGCGCGACAGCCCAATATCGAGCGGCCGCACATTGGAGAACGTCGTGCGTGTCTCGCCAACACCGGTCGCTGTGACGCCGGCGAGACGCATCTCCAGAATTTTGTTCGGCGCCAGAATATGCACGGCCTCAATGATCTGGGCGCGACGCAGCGCGACACGAAAATCCTCCGGATACCAGTTCAGGAACCGGTCAATAGTCATGACATACCAAAGCCGCGGCACGATCACCTCGTTGCGATCATTGAACCAGGTGACGATGTTCTGAGCGTCGGGATCGCGCGGCCAGCGCACGTAAAAGCCGAACTTGATCATGCGAAAATAGGCTTCGGTCATCGCCGCGACTTTATCGGCGTCGCTGGTGACGTTCCAGACGGGCGCGATGCCGGGAATGCTGACCGCGTTAAGCTCGGCCTGCACCAGCGATTGAAACGAATTCACCAGCAGCTGGAGAGCGTCATTGCCGGTGTCTTGCAGCAGATAGGTCGATCTGACGATATAGGCGCCGTTGGCGGTTGCGATCACCATCTCCAACACGCGCGCGCCGACAGTCTGATTGGACAGATTGGGACTGAGCCCGACATAGATGTCCTGACGCAGCGCGTTCGACGCCGCGGCGATCGGAATAATGATCGGCGATATGAATGGACCCTCGACCGCCGTCGTCTGAATCACCAGCCGGTTAGCCTCGTCGGTCAGCGTCCAGTTGATGCCCAGCGGCACGACGGGCGTGCCCGTGCTGTCGTTCGGCAGCGCAATCGACAGATTAATCGCCGTGCCTGCTGGATAGGTGATCATGACTTAGCCTTCGCTCAATCGAGCCAGTTGGCCTTCGCGACGCGCGACCACCTCATTCTGAGCACGTAGAATCGCCTCGATCAGTTCGGGAATAGCGCGACCCTTGGCGGAAAGCGGGTCGCCGATCTCGCGCAGACCCTTGATGCCGGTCTTGTCGGCCAGCGCTTCGAGCGTCTCCTTGGTCCACTTCGGCGTAAGCACCGGCGGCGGTGGCACGAATTCGACTACAACCTCCGGCGTGACCACCGGCGCGCGCGCCGTGTCGGGAAGCACATTCAGCGTCTTCAGCCTGGCGCTGATCATGCGCGTCTGCACGCCGAGAATTTCCTCGCTGCGATCATCGACAATCGAAAGCTCCGCGGCGATGCGATCGTAGATATTTTGCGGCACGAAGGTGGTCGAAACGCCATCGACGAACTCAACCGACGCCATGTGACCGGTGAAACCGAGCCAAGTCGGCTGCGTGATCCGAATTCTGCGAAAACCCATTACACTTCTCCAGATAGAAAATTCGCGATCTCGCCGTTTTCTATCGCCTTAGCGAAGTCTTCGTAACCGCCAAGTAAAATGTCGCCGATGAAAATCTGCGGCACGGTTCTAACCTCGACGCCGGCCTTATTGCCGCGTAGCAGCAGTTCGGCAAGTATGGCTGGATCGTTCGTATAGTTATAATATACGAACGGCTGCTTGAATCGCGTCGCCAGCGCCCTAGCTCGCTCGCACCAGGCGCAGCCATTGTGGCCATAAATTTCGATTTGTTTTGTCATCTCACCACTCAAAGCAAAAGGGCGGGATCGCTCCCGCCCTCACTATAAGTCAGAATTGACTGTCATACAACCTTAGACGTTGGTCAGGCCAGACAGGCGAGCCAGCGACAGGGTGGACTTCAGCGCCGTGCCGACATACCACTTCACGCGGTAACGAACGGCGTCCTTGTTCTGAATCGTGCCGATTTCCTCGATCTTGAAGCCCGCGGCCTCGCCACCGACGATGCCATGGAAACCATCGGCCTCGTTGAGACGAACGGCGTAGATCGAAGTCGTGGCGTTGTTGGTGCCGGTCACTTCGGTCGGAGGAATGAAGTCATTCAGCAGCACCGGCGTGCCATTGTAGGCGGGAACCGGCTGGCCGAAGTTCTTGATCATGATCATGTCGGCATGGTTGCCGTTGAACGAGCGCAGCAGCGCGCGCACGGAACGCCAGGTCGAACGACGCATCACCAGCGCATCGGCGCCGAGCTTCACCGCGTCGAGCAGCTCGTCGAGCAT